GTAGATTATGTCCCAGCTACTAGCGATTCAGACTCATCTTTTGTTCCCGGTACATGGCGCATTGGATACAATGCTACTACTGGTTATGCAACCGACATTGTTCAAACTGGTGTAACTTTCCCATTGCCGCCTACAGATGGCGGTAGTTATGCTTTGTTTGGTGCGCCAACATCAATGACAGCAAACCCAGCGACAGTTCAGATTCCTGTTCGCTATAAAGATTTAGCTGGTGTAGTCCATTTAATTCCTACATCCACTATGCAAGTGGTTTATGCAATCCAAGGCAATACTGGAACTAAAAGCGCATATCCAGCACTATATCAATGGAATATTTCTACCCCATCTAATCCTAGTGGCACAACTATTTATGATTGGGCTACAGGCACTCAAAGCGGATATACAGGCGGTGGCGGCTGGGATACAACTATTCCATCAAATCCGGGTACACCGGGATTAAGGCTATATCAAGCGCTTAATTTTATTTTTGCGGCTAATAGCATTACCACTTCCACAGTAGATTGGAGTACCGGATATACCATTTCTGATATTACTCAGAATGGTGCGGCTGGTGTTCAATCGGCTCAACCAACAGTATTCCAATGGGCAATTACTATCCCTAGTGGTCCTACAGGATCATCAACTTATACATGGGCAACAAGTTCATTTACTCCTACACCTAGTGGCTGGAGTTTAACTCCCGGCACTTCACCAAGTCCCGGCTATACACTTTGGGGCGCAACTGTTCAAATTACAGATAGCGCAACAGTAACTACAACCAATATTAATTGGACATTAGCTTCTATTACTGCAAGGGGTTATGCTGGAACTACTGGTGCGGCTGGTACTGCTGGGGCATCTTCTAGGATTTGTTACTCAGCGACTTCTTTAAGTTCATTGGCTAATACACCAACAACTTATACAACTTCTGGTAGTTCATCATTCCCACCTAACGGAGAATGGGGTTCAGATACAGTATGGCAAGCAACACCGCCAACTATTACTGCCGGGCAATCTGTCTATCAATCAGATGGTATCTATAGCCCAACTACAGGCAATACAGTATGGAATGTGCCTTATCTTTCCAATCTAAAGGTTGGTTCTTTATCGGCTATTACAGCCAATATGGGAAGCCTTACATCTGGAACTATTACTGGCGCAGTTATTCAAACTGCCACTTCTGGTGCAAGAGTAGTGATGGATTACACTACTAATAATATTAGCACCTACAATTCATCAGGCACTTTAACTGCTCAAATTGGTGGTAATTCTGGCTGTATTTATGTGCAGTCTTATACAGCGGTAACTCCTGCTGGTGCATTTATAACAACATCAAGTTCTACCCCAGCCGCTTATGCCACTAATAACACAGGCAATGGTTTTGAAGGGTATAGTTATTCTTCAGGAGTTGGAGTATTAGGTCTTGCTATTAATACTGGCGGCACAAATCATGGTTTAAGAGGTACAAATACAGCATCTAATGGTGGCACATCTACTGATGGCTTAGTAGGTGTATCAAATGGATATGACTTTTATGCAGATGGGGCTGGGGTAAACTATGGTCCATTTACAGGGGCGCATGATGTATTAGTGCCTATTGGAACAACAATTCCTGTTGGTCATATTATTTGTGATGTCAAACTAATTATGGCTAAAAATATTTCTAATACTGTATTTGAGGTTGCAGAATCTTCTACAGCAAATCAAGTGCCTATTGGTGTAATGGTAGTTAATAATGGTCTTTTGGCTAATTCAAAACCAGCTTCTTTTATTGAATCTATCAATTTAGTAGATGGTCAGATAGTAGAAACTATGTACCCTGAATATGATGCTAACAAAAATCTATATGATTATTGCGGCGCAAATGCAGTAGGAGAAGGTCAAGTTTATGTCTGTGGCGAAAGTGGCGATATTGCGGCTGGTGATTTGATTGTTACTAGTTCTACTCCGGGATTAGGAATGAAGCAATCTGATAATATTGTAAAAAATATTACAGTAGCCAAAGCTAGACAAGCCATTACATTTACAGATACAACCACACCAGTTTTAGTTGCTTGTATCTATTTATGTGGTTAAAATAGCCTAATAATATAAAACATGATTCGTGGGTGAGTGGAGTTCCATTCCCCATTAACCGAGAATTGGAGAAATCATGGCTGTGTTTAATAAAAACACACTTACACAAGTAAGTGGGTTTGATAATCAAATTATTGCTGGAGAATTAGTCTATCAGCAAAAAACCTTTTGGAATCTAGCACTTACAAATAGTGATGGCACTCCAATGGATTTATCTACAGCCACGATTGATGCCCAAATCATTCGTAGAGAACTTACAAATGTCAGAGATAGTCGCTATGGTCTAGCCTTTGATATTAATGATTACACACCAACTCCAGACCCTATTTCATTGACCATTACTAATGTGGATGGTACACATGGATCTTTTACACTTGTAATTGATGATTCTTCATGGGATTTGGTGGCTGGTCAAATTGGATTAGATATTGCCAATATAAATGGCACAGGCTTTTCTGGGCGCATTAAAATTAGCTTTCCAGAAGAAGGATCTACCCCAGCAAATGACTTAATCATCTTTTTGCTATTCCTAGTTCGTTCTGATGCAATCGTAAACAATTAAGGATCGTCATGGCTGAATTAAAAGTTACAAGCGCTAGTGGCGATTCAGTTAATGTCGATGTCGGCATTGGCAATCAAATTGCTTTAGTTATAGACAAAGGCTACTATGGTCCATCTGGCTATAGCGGTCAATCAGGCTATAGTGGATATAGCGGATTTAGCGGTGCAAATGGAACTTCAGGAATTTCTGGTAAATCTGGTTATTCTGGCTACAGCGGTTTTAGCGGTTATAGTGGATCAGGTATTTCTGGTTATTCAGGTTCAGGAGTTTCTGGGTATAGCGGTTTTAGCGGAATATCTGGATATTCTGGCGCAGTCGGACAATCTGGTATTTCTGGATATAGTGGCTTTTCAGGTCAATCAGGTTTTAGCGGTTCTGGTGTAAGTGGTTGGTCTGGCTTTAGTGGAACTTCAGGTTTCAGCGGATTTTCTGGATCAGGTGTATCTGGTTATTCTGGATTTAGCGGTATTAGTGGATATAGCGGCATTAACGGCTTTTCTGGCATTTCTGGTTTTTCTGGAATTAGCGGATATAGTGGTTCTGGTATTTCTGGTTACTCTGGGTTTTCTGGTTATAGCGGTCAGCAAGGCGCTGGAATTACTATTAAAGGCACAGTAGCTATTCCAGCAGATTTGCCGCCAACAGGCAATCAACCTAATGATGCTTATATTGTTCAATCCAATGGCGATTTATATATATGGGATGGTTCAGCTTGGTTTAATGCTGGTCAAATTGTAGGACCAGCAGGACAAAGTGGAACATCCGGATTTAGCGGTTATTCAGGCATTTCTGGTTACTCTGGCTTTAGCGGCATTAGCGGTTACAGCGGAGCAGTAGGTCAATCAGGTTTAAGCGGCTATAGCGGCTTTTCTGGTATGTCTGGCTCTGGTATATCTGGTTGGTCAGGATTTAGCGGTATAAGCGGTTTTAGTGGATTCTCAGGCTATTCTGGAAGCGGTGTTTCTGGTTACTCAGGATTTAGCGGCATTTCAGGATATAGTGGCGCAATAGGTCAATCTGGTATTAGCGGCTATAGCGGCTTTTCTGGAATTAGCGGTTATTCTGGAAGCGGTGTATCCGGGTATTCTGGTTATTCTGGACAAATTGGTGCAAGTGGTTATAGCGGTATTTCTGGCTTTAGCGGATATTCTGGTCAAGATGGCGCATCAGGTTTTTCAGGATATAGCGGATCTGGCATTTCTGGATATTCAGGCTTTAGTGGAATTTCAGGTTATAGCGGTCAAGATGGCGCAAGTGGCATTAGCGGATACTCAGGACAAAATGGCGCATCTGGATATTCAGGAATTAGTGGCTTCTCAGGTTTTTCTGGCATTAGCGGTTACAGCGGATCTGGTGTAAGTGGTTATTCAGGATTTTCAGGCATCTCTGGCTATAGCGGTTATTCTGGTAGCGGTGTTAGTGGCTATTCTGGTTACAGCGGTGCAATAGGCGCATCTGGCACAAGTGGATATAGTGGTTTTAGCGGCATCTCAGGATATAGCGGAAGCGGTGTATCTGGCTATTCTGGATTTAGTGGTATCTCAGGCTACAGCGGAATTTCTGGTTACTCAGGAAGTGGTGTTAGCGGATACTCAGGCTACAGCGGCGCAGTAGGTCAAAGTGGATTTTCTGGCTATAGTGGTGCGGTGGGTCAATCAGGAATAAGTGGTTATTCAGGTTTTAGCGGAATTTCTGGTTACAGCGGAAGCGGTGTATCAGGTTACTCTGGTTACTCAGGTAGCGGCACAAGTGGCTACTCAGGCTTTTCAGGCATCAGCGGTTATAGCGGCTATTCTGGATATTCAGGTTCTGTTGGTGCTGGTGGTGTTCGTGGCTATTGGGGTTCATTTTGGGACACAACTAATCAAACTGCCGCAAGTACCACATCTGCATATATTTTTAATATTGGTCAAACTGATGCAAATAGCACAGGAATAAGTATTGTTTCTGGCAATAGAATTACTTTTGCTAATGCTGGTGTTTATACAGTTCAATATTCTGTTCAATTTCAAAATACTTCTACTGGTTCTGGCAATGATAATGCTGATATTTGGTTTAAATTAAATGGAGCAGATATTGCAGATAGCAATAGCATATTTAATATTCCTAGGGCGCAAGGCGGTACAAATGGATATTTAATTGCCGTTACACCTTATACATTAAAAGTAAATGCTGGAGATTATATTCAGCTTGCTTGGGCAGTAACTACAACTAACATTTCAGCGGTAACAACAGCGGCTCAAACAAGCCCAACTGTTCCAGAAACTCCTTCTGTAATTGTTTCTGCTACACAAGTTTTTTATACTCAATCTGGCTATAGCGGCACTAGCGGTTACTCAGGATTTAGTGGCATCTCAGGCTATTCTGGTATTTCTGGCTATTCAGGGAGCGGTATATCAGGCTATAGCGGATACTCAGGATCGGGTGTAAGTGGATATAGTGGTTGGTCTGGCATATCAGGTTACAGCGGTGCTATTGGAGCATCTGGAATTTCTGGATATTCTGGATTCTCAGGCATAAGCGGATATAGCGGTTCAGGAGTTAGCGGTTATTCTGGATACTCTGGATCAGGTGTTTCTGGTTATTCTGGCTATAGTGGTATTTCAGGCTATTCAGGCTCTAGTGATACTTGGCTAGGTGCTTGGTCAAGTTCAACAGCTTATGTAGTAAGAAATATTGTTTCTTACAATGGCTCTAGTTACTATTGTATTCTTGCCAATACTAATCAACTTCCAACCAATACAACTTATTGGAATTTATTAGCCCAATCTGGTTTTTCAGGATATTCTGGGTATAGTGGCATTTCTGGTTATAGCGGTAGCGGAATAAGCGGTTATTCAGGCTTTTCAGGTTATAGCGGAACAGCACCATCCACTATTTCTACTACAGGCACAACAACTTCTGGCACTTTATTTATTGTTGGTGTAAGTGGTACTGGATCACAAGCACCTTATATTTCTAATACTAATAGCATTGCATATAACCCTTCTACAGGAGTTATAACTGCGGCATTTAATGGCGCACACAATGGTACTGTAGGCGCAACAACTCCAGCGGCTGGTACATTTACTTTAGCAAAAGCAACAGAATATACAGAAACTCAAGTTGCTATATCTGCTTCAGCGATTGACCTTACACTTGGTAACTATTTTACCAAAACAATTAGCGGTGCAACTACATTTACTATTTCAAATACAGCTTCTAGTGGCACAGTAAACAGCTTTATTCTTGACCTTACTAATGGTGGCTCTGCTACTGTGAACTGGTGGTCAGGGGTTAAATGGGCTGGCGGTACTGCTCCTACACTAACTTCTTCAGGTCGTGATACACTAGGATTTTTCACCGAAGATGGTGGAACAACATGGAACGGATTTGTTCTTGGAAAGAATATGTCGTAATGCCAAAATCTATAGACATCACAGGGCAAAGATTTGGTAAGTTGGTAGCTATTAAGCCTACCGACAAACGGAATCGTGCTGGAAACATTATTTGGCAGTTTCAATGCGATTGCGGAAATTTGCATGAAACATTTACTTCCGCAGTAAAACAAAAGAAATCCACTAAATCATGCGGTTGCACAATGCTTGAATACTGTCAATCAGGAAAAATGCACTATAAGCATGGCATGGAAGGCACTACTGAATACAACATTTGGCTTGGCATTAAACAAAGATGTTTAAATGAAAATCACGCTAGATATAAATATTATGGTGGTCGTGGCATTACTGTATGTGCTGAATGGTTAGATTTTGAAAAGTTTTATTCCGATATGGGTAAAAGACCTGATGGATTAAGTATTGACCGCATAAATAACGATAAAGGTTATTTTTTAGAAAATTGTCGATGGGCTACTCCTAAAGAGCAAGCCAACAATCGAAGAAAGGCAATGGCCTAATGCCAGTTCGTGACCTATTGATGTCTGCTAGTGGTGCTTCTGCTCCTGCCGTATATGTAGATGATGTATTTTCTACTTATTTATATACAGGTACAGGAGCAACACAATCTATTAATAATGGAATAGACCTTACTAAAGGTGGAATGACTTGGATTAAATCTAGGTCAGCCGCAACAAACAATAACTTATTTGATACTGTTCAAGGTGTAACAAAGTTATTACATTCAAATACACAAGATACAATTATTACCGACACTAATTCTTTGACTGCTTTTAATTCTAATGGTTTTACATTAGGAAGTGGTAATACAACAGGTAATCAAGTAAATACTTCTGCTGCAACTTTCGCTTCTTGGACATTTCGTAAACAACCTAAGTTCTTTGATATTGTTCAATATACTGGTACAGGCTCAACTCAAGCAATTAATCATAGCTTAGGTTCTACACCTGGCTGTATTATTGTTAAATGTACCAATGCTTCTGGAATTAGTTGGGTTGTTTATCATAAAGGTTTAAATGGTGGCACAACTCCAGAGCAATATGCTATTATTTTAAATACTACAGCAGCTCAAAGCAGCAATTCAGTTTTTTGGAATAATACAGCTCCAACATCTACTCAATTTACTGTTGGCACTGCTGGCGGAACAAATACTAGTGGAAATACATACATAGCCTACATATTTGCTGACCAAGCTGGTGGATTTGGTGCAACAGGAACAGATAGTGCTATTGCTTGTGGAAGTTATACAGCAACAGGAAATGACTTTATAAATCTTGGATGGGAGCCACAATTTATATTAATAAAAAACACCACTTCAGTAAGTAATTGGACAACTGTAGATGTTATGAGAGGAGAGTCTCAAACAATTTTAAACTATTTACGCCCAAATACTACTGTATCAGAACTTACATATACTCCTGGGTATTACATACCTACAGCTACAGGGTTTTCTAATCCAGGAAGCCTTCCTTTTGATAATCCTGGTGATAATATTATTTACATAGCAATTCGCAGACCTAATAAACCACCTACTACTGGTACTAGTGTGTTTAGTCCTGTAACAAATACAGTATCAAGCAGTGCTGCTGTCACAACTACAACTGGATTCCCTGTAGATACTTTATTTTTTGAAGGGTATTTAAATGACGGAACTAATTTTGACATTGATAGATTAAGAGGAAGTTCCTCAACTTCTACAAACTGGCTTCAAACAAATTCAACAGCGGCAGAACAAGCCTCTAGTGGTTCTTATGGAATAGCATTAGATAGCAATACATCTATTACTGATAATCATTTTGCTTATAATGTAGCTGGTACAGATAGTTTTATTTATTGGGCTTTAAAAAGAGCACCTACATTCTTTGATGAAGTTTGTTATACAGGAACAGGCGCAAATCAAACAATTAAGCACAATTTAACAACTGTTCCGCAAATAATTATTTTAAAAGATAGGTCAAATGCTGGAAACAACTGGGTAGCTTATTGCCAACCTAATGGAACATCATACAATTCTGCAAATTCAAATGTTGGATATTTAAACTCTAATATTTCTTTCTTTTCTTATCCAACTGTTTTTAATAGCACTGCACCAACATCTACTCAAATTACATTAGGAAATACAACATTAGCTAATGTAAGCGCACATACTTATGTCGGATATTTGTTTGGAACTTGTGCTGGAATATCTTATGTTGGCACATACACAGGAAGCGGAACAGGTCAGTCAATAGCTTGTGGATTTGGTTCTGGTGGAGCTAGATTTATTTTGATTAAGCGCACAGATTCTACTGGTGATTGGTATTGTTTTGATTCTGCTAGAGGTCTTACAAGTTCATCTAGTCCTTATTTATTATGGAATTCATCAGGTGTTCAAGTATCAGGAAATAATGGTTGTTATGCTTCTTCTGGTGGATTTACTTTAACTTCTTCAGCTTCTGCTACAGTCAATGTAAATGGCGGAAGCTATATTTTCTTGGCTGTGGCTTAAAGGACAAATTATGGCAATTTTTATCAATACACAAACATTATCGTATCCAGTTACGCAAGAGCAAATACAATCTGAATATCCTAATACTAGCTTTCCTACGCCTTTTGTAGCTCCAGAGCCGTATGAAACTGTATTTGATAGTCCACAGCCATCCTATGACCCAATTACTCAAGCTGTTGTTCAAGGTGCGCCAGAGCAAACTAGCGGTCAATGGTATCAAGTATGGAATGTAGTTGATTTGACACCAGAGCAAATTGCTTACAACAAAGAGCAAAAAGCTAATCAAAACAAAACACAGGCTACTCAGATTCTTTCCAACACAGATTGGACTGCCATTCCTGATGTGGCTGACCCATTAAAGTCTAATCCTTACCTTACAAACCAAGCAGAATTTGTTGCCTATAGAAGTACAATTAGGAATATTGCTGTAAACCCTACATGGGATGCAGTATTTCCTACAGCGCCTACGGAAAAGTGGAGTAGCTAAAATAGAAAGATAAGATGACAACAATATACGGATTAGATGTAGCAACACAATGGGAACAAATACTAGAACTTCATGTCCTAGCATTAGCTAAAGAGCATCACCCTGATTGGTATCGTTGGCGATTGACCAATAACTATGAAAGGGCGGTGTTTCTTAAAGGCGATCCAGTATTTCCTAGAGAACATCAACGCTATCAATGGGCGGCAAAGAATTTATTAAATGGCTCAATCTTTGAATTAGGATGTACAACAGGCTATGGAGTCCAATATTTTCCAAATAATGTCGATTATCTTGGTCTTGACTATGATCCTATCATTATTAATGTCGCAAAAGAACAGCAATGGTCAGACACCGCAAGATTTGTTTCTGCCGATATTAATGTATATGACTTGGATTTTTATACTAATATTATTGCTTTTGAAGTCATTGAACACTTAGACAATGGGCTAGAAATAGCTCAGAAACTAAAGAAACATTGCAAACGATTATTACTTACAGTTCCTTGGAATGAACCTAAAGGTTTTTGGGGTGAGCATCATAAACTACATGGCTTAAATGAGTCCCATTTTGAGGGCTTTGAGTTTGAATATGTTAATGAACATGGACAGATTACAAACCAGCCAGAACCTATTACAGAACAAAACAGATGCAACCTAATGCTATGCAAATTCTCTGCTCCGTAGCCACTAGAGGGCGATATACCACGACTTTGCCAATGGTTTTGATGGCTATAGCCAATCAAACCAAAAGCCCTAATAAGCTGGTTATATTTGATGATAATGACAATTCCGAAGATATGCGGGAAAACCCTATATACCAACACATATTTCAAATATTAGATATTAAAAAAATTGCTTGGGAATGGGTTTATGCTGAAAAAAAAGGTCAGCACCATATCCATCAAAGAGCAAACACAATGGGGTTTGATTGGGTCTGGCGAGTAGATGACGATGCCATCCCAGAACCTAATGTCTTAGAACAACTTTGTAGTCACATTGATACCACAATAGGTGCTATTGGCGGCTCAATTCTTACTCCACCTTTGATTTTTGATTGCTCCCAATCAACTGGTAAGGTAAAAAATATAGATGCAGAAGCCAATATACAATGGAATCATATAGAACAAATAAAGGAAGTTGAGCATTTACATTGTTCATTTTTATACCGGGCTGGTATCCATGATTATAACTTGGGGCTGTCTAGAGTAGCTCATCGGGAAGAAACCCTATTTACTTATGGTATATACCAAAAGCGATACCAAATCTTAACTGTGCCTAATGCGGTTACTTGGCATTTAAAGGCGCAAGGGGGAATCCGAAGTGAAAATAAGCAAGAACTATATGCCCATGATGAAGCTATTTTTAGAAATATTGTTGGATTTTGTGATAGCACCATTGTTGTTCTTAACTGTGGCTTTGGTGACCATATTGTGTTCAGCCATATACTTCCTGAGATTTCTAATCCTATTGTGTTTACTTGTTATCCTGAGATTGTTCCCGGCAAGTCGATAGCTGAAGCTCAAGCATTATTTGGTGATATAGACCAATGGAATATTTATAAAAAAATGGCGCAATGGAATTGGAAAGGTAGTCTTGAAGATGCCTACAGAAAGCTATATTTATGATTCTTATTCATCCTTATGCCAAAAAATTAATGAATGGCAAAGAAAACCCTAAAAACTATCCATATTGGAAAGAATTGATTGCATTGATTGATGAGCCAATTATCCAAGTAGGCATAGAAGGCGAAGAACCATTAGTGCATGAATTTTTAAAAAATTTGCCTATTGCAAGGCTTAGAGAGCTAATAGCTGAATGTCGCATCTGGATTGGGGTTGATAGCTTTTTTCAGCATCTTGCATGGGATTGTAAAAAACAAGGGATTGTTCTTTGGTCTGTATCTGATCCATTGATATATGGGCATCCAGAAAATATTAACTTATTAAAAAGCAGGGATTATCTTGCTGATAATCAGTTTCTATGGTGGGATTTCACCAAATATAATCCTGATGCATTTGTAAAGCCAGAAGAAGTGTTAAAATATCTTTAAATTCCAGATAATATAAGATTTATTAATAATTTAACCTATTATCTGGGGTAGCTATGAGTTTAGATGCAATAACAAAAGATGATCTAGTTGTTTTGCTTAAAGAAGTTATTGCTGAAGCTGTCGAATCCCATCCTTTATCAGATGATGAAGTTAAATGGGTAAGATTGGCAATTCAAGCAGAAGCAAAAAAAGCGGCATTTAGACAAGCTGTTATTGATAAAACTTTTATTGGCTTGCTTAGTTCTGGTGCTATTGGTCTATGTTACTTTATTATAGATTCTGTTAAAACTCATTGGAAATGAAACCCAAACATAGATCAAAAACCCTTTGGTTTTCTTTTGCCCTAGTAGTATTTGGTGCATTAATGGATAACTTTTCATATATTCAAAACTTTATTGACCCTAAATATTATGGCTATGGCTATATCCTCATAGGGATTATTGTGGCAATATTGAGGTTCTTGACCAACAAACCCTTGGATAACCAATGATCGATTATGTCAAAATATCACTTCTTGGTGGTTTATGCTTTATCCTTTTTGGCTCTGGCTATTGGATGGGTTATTCACGATATATTGAATATAAAAAGTCAGTTGAAATTCAAGCCAAGACCCAAGAAGCAAAAGTAGAATCAATCCAAAAACAGCATGAATTAGTAAAAAAAGGAATACAAGATGAATATGATGCGAAACTTAGTTTATTGCGTACCTATTATTCTAATGGGGTGCGTCAGCCCAGTTCCAATACCATGCCCAACCTTTCCAACACCGCCAGCATCGCTAATGCAGTCTCCACCTACAATGTTCTTGCTGGACAATGCTCAGAAACAACTTTAATGCTAGTTGAATTACAGAAGTGGGTTAATGAAACTTATGCTATCAAATGACATCTGAGCAATTAGCAAAACTAGGTATAAACCCTGATTGGTTGCCTTGGCTTCAAAAGACTTGTGATAGATATTCCATTAACAATGTAAATCGGCAGTCTGCATTTCTTGGTCAATGTATGCATGAATCTAATTCATTCAAAGTGCTACAAGAGAATTTGCATTATTCAGCTAATGGCTTAAAGTCAGTCTGGGGATCAAGATTCCCTACAAATGAAATAGCTGATAAATATGCCAATCACCCAGATATGATTGCCAATAAGGTCTATGCCAATCGCATGGGTAATGGCGATGAAGAATCAGGTGATGGCTGGAAATACAGGGGCAGGGGGATCATTCAATGTACTGGCAAAGATTTGTATAAAACCCTATCTAATGCCCTTAATATCGATTTAATCAGCGATCCAGATATGCTATTGGAAATGCCTTATGCATCTATGTCTGCTGGTTGGTTTTGGAACAAAAAAGGTCTGAATGACCTAGCAGATCAAAACAATTATGAAGCTACCAAAGAAATGACAAAGCGAATCAATGGTGGATTCAATGGTTTAGATGATCGAATCCTAAAAATTGAACAAGCTAAAAAAGTATTGACAGCCTGATAGGTTTATTCTGGGCTGTCGCAGAATCGTGAAGTTTAGTCCTATCTACTAATAGACTTTAAAAAGGGACATCCGAATCCATATCAGCCAAACTGCTTGATGTGGCTGGTGCATTTTCTTTTGGCTTTGGTTCTGCTAATGAAATCCAGCCATCCCAAGTAACTGGGATTGCTTCTAACTTGATGGCTAGACCACCTTGTTTGGTATCTACACAAACACCAATCTTTTGCCAGCGGTTCTTTTCATTGCCGCTTTTGTCGGTGTAAGTGCCATTTTTGACGATGCAATCATATTTAATGCCCATAACTTCTCTCTTTCAATTGTGTATAAATTTGTTGAACTTCATTTAAAAACCGCTTTACTTCTGTTTCTATATGCTCGATATATGATTCATCCCTATCCAAGCGCACTACAAACAATTGCAACTCAGGTGGCAGTCTAGGGTCATAGGACACAAAATCAGTCCATAAGCGCCCTGTGCAAGCCATCTGTGTTTGCATTTGTGGGACATACTTTGCTGGGGGAACTCCAGCCAATAAATAATCAATATGATTAGCTGTATTTGGGCATTTTATTTCCAAATTTCCCTCAGATCCTATTAAACCATCTGGGCTACACCCAAACCATTCAATAGTCGGATGGTTGCAAAAAGCAACCTGATCTACAAATAACCCTTTAAAGGCTTCATAAGCCATCCTAGCCAGCGGTTCTGTTTCTGTACCCCAAGCCATTGCTGGGCTTGTAAAACTGCTTGTAGGTATGTTTGTGAGCCTTTCAACTACCAAATCCATCTTGTAGTTCTTACGACCAGCAGATTCCCCAGATTTGATCTTGGACATGACATCGGCAACACGACTAGCGGTTACCTTTCCTAATCGAAGTTGCTTCCATTCGTCTGTGCCTTGTTTAATTGATGGAATATCCTGATTTAACACAATTGTTGTATTTAAATCAATCATCCCGGCAAATGGGATTGGTTCTAAAGCATTTATCCTATCTTCTGTTGTGAATGTTGTAATGATTCTCTCCTTTTATTTGTTGATCTATTATTTGCTTGCTGTTTTGCTGTTGCCCATCTGCAATTGCTTGGCTCATAATTGCCATCATTGTTTATTCTGTCAATAGAATGATTTTTTGATGGTCTTTTTCCCATATCTAATAAAAATTTATTGAAATCAAGCCAAGATGGGTCAATTTTTATTCCTCTACCGCCATATCTATGAAAGTTTGCAGAACTTTTCCAATGGGTTCTAGACAATATTCCAGACCAAGCAATATATTCTGGCGTTTTATATTTTCCATGTTTAGTTGCTCTTTGTTTTGCAAGTTCATCTTTCAAGCATCCGCATGATTTTTGCCGATTACTATTTAATGTATGAGTTGGAACAATACAATAATTTCCACAATTGCATAAACAAGTCCAGCAAAAATGACCATTTTGTCGATAGGCAAACTCTTTAACTAGCAATCTTTCAAATCGCTTGCCAATCATTTTTTTTGTAGCATTTTCAAGTTTATTCATAAATTAAGTATAAATAAAATTGCAAATGTTGTCAAATTGTAGATGTAGTCATTTTTTGGTCATATTGTTTTATAGTTTCCTGTAGTTGTTTTGCATAAATAGATGCTGATTCTGCCGCTTTCCCTGCTGAAACCCAATCACTTTTTAAGCAAAACAAATGACAATTTTTGATGGCTAATTGGGTATCTAAATACAATTCTGAATAATCTTTAGTTCTCATAATTTCCTTATTCGGTTTCATCGTCTGGCATCTGGTCTGTAGGTCGCATTTGAATTAATTGAACATCATCCAATTCAGACTTTTCCCATTTAGTCATAAATTCTTTGGAAAGAGTATTGATTGCCGCCATCCATCCCATTTCAAAAAATTCTTCTGGGGCAAATACAGCTTTAGGTATCTTATCAAATTCTTCTTTAGCAAATGCGTTCATACCTTTTGTTTTCTCCAAAGCTGTTTAATCTTTGGGTCTATAAATATAGCATCAGAATCATCAATTGTCCTATTGAATAATGCTTTAAAATCAGCCCATTTCTTTTTGTACATCTCTTGTTCACTTGCTGGAACATAACCATAAATCTTCTTCCAGCGAATAGTAATGTCTGTACTTGCTGGTGTATAAATATAATCTTTATTTTCCATTTTTACTCCTATAGTGTTGATTGGATTGCCTTATTAAACATACTGAACATTTCCATACTTTTGTTTTGTTTCTTAATACTAATTTAAAGCTTTTTGCATCTCTTACTACTTGACACGATACACAAAACTTTTGTTCCATCCCAACCTTCTTTTAAATATTTATATTCTGATGCATCTACTACTGCTGTTAGTTTTTTGCATACATCACAAGTATCTAGCCAAACTCTGTAATCATGGTATCTGGGTTTCTCTTGCCCCCATTTAGTCCCACAATCAAAACAAACATTATCAGGTTGTTCTTGGGCTAATCGCATTGAGTTCTGCCTTTTTCTTTTCATAGGTTGGCTGAATTTGCTCTTTTTGTTTCTTAGTTTTAGTTTCAGCCCATGCCAACCCAAAAACAGTTTTAAGTTCATCTGCTGTCTTACAGTTTTCCAATTGGGCAATAATCTTGTCAGTTGGTGATTCTTCTGGTTCATCCCAGAACTCATCTCCTGCATACAAGGATAATCCAATTCCAGTACAGATGGCAATACACTTTACCAAGCATCTTTTCATTGCTGAATTTACTTGCATTGCATTTGGATTAGTGATTGCTTTATTTCCATCACCTAATACTGGTAGATATTCAGTCATTGTTTTGCCAAAAGCAGTAACAGAACAACTAACCATCAAAGTGCCATTAAAAGGAATTACATCACCATAAGACCAATTTGCCATTGGATCTTGTTGTAATAAAGTATCAACTGCCCAAGTCCAAGGAAGGTATGTAAACCGCCCTTTCTTTTTTGTTTCAGCAGATACATCTATAGTTCTAAGCTCTTTATATTTATTCACAATATATCCTGTATTTTGATGCCTTTATTTTCAAGGGCTTTTTTAAATTTACTTAATGCCGATGACAATATTTGTGCAACTCTTTGATGAGTTATGCCTTCAGCTTTTGCAATCTGTTGCAATGTCATTGGATCTTTGTTCATTGACAAGCCTTTTGTGCTGAGTTTTCCCAGTATTCGTATATACAAGTTGAAACAATTAATCCAATCTTTTCTTTCTCATTCTTTTGGAGTGCTTCAACTAAAGAATCCCAATGCTTACCATAAAGTGCATCATCCATAATTGCACCTTGGATATTTTCTGGTAGGTCTGGGCTGTAATCACCATTGAGCAATTCAGCTACTTGCTCATCAAAATCCTCATCATCTGGATCTTCTGGCTCATAGTAGCGATCTTCAGTATGCATACCCATGATTAGAACCCCCATCCAAACATTGCACCAAGGATTAAACCTAAAAGAATTATTCCAATAATGTCAGTCTTTTTCATATTATTTCCTGTATGCATATTGTGAAAATGGGATGCCAAATGATTCTTTATCTTCAAATACAACTTTGTTTTTAGATTTATCCAAAAAAGCATAAGTGCTAAAAGCAAATGGCGCTTCATGATGCAACTCTAGCAGAACTGCATTGATTCTATTTGCAAATGCATTGGTAGCCGCTAAAGATAGTTCGCTAAACTGTTCAGCAGTTAAACCGCTAGATGCTAATTTTAGTTTAGCTTGTTGCTCTAGTGTTAATGGGTTTTTCATGTCTTTTCCTGTTTTGTTAAAAATTACTGCATGGGTAAATATTGCTCCATCTGTTTCTTAAAGTAAACAAAAATCGTATAGGGATATACCCTGTGTCAAAAAAACAACAATGATTTTATTGTATGATTAGGGATGACCAGCTTAAATCAGCGCACAGTCGCACTTCTGAAAGACAGGGGATATCAATGCGATGTAGTCGAAAGCTACAATGCCTTCACCAAAAGAAAAAAAGACCTATTTGGAATATTCGATATATTAGCTATTGGGTTAGGCGAAACTATAGGGGTGCAGATTACTTCCAAGAGCAATATATCAGCCCGGATAAAAAAAATAGAAGAATCTGAGTATTTACCCCTATTGCTACAGGCTGGCTGGCGAATTATTGTCTTTGGGTGGTTTAAAAAAGACAATGGAAGATATGATTACAAGGAATTTGAGTTTTAGTAGTAAAATGGAGTTATCGCTTGGTGGCGATATGAGGGTAAGCCTTAGTCAGCAATCTGCACCTACCCGGTGTCCACCAACATCCCTTAAAAAAGGATGAGATTGCTGTCTAGGGCTTTTTTATTGAGGTTTTTATGAAAAAGACTTATTGGGAAAAATTGCAAGACCCAAGGTGGCAAAGAAAGCGGCTTGAAACAATGGAAGCCAAAGATTTTTGCTGTGAAATGTGCGGCGATTCAAAATCAACGCTTAATGTTCATCATAAAGAATATTTTAAGGATTTAGAACCTTGGCAATATGTAACAGATCAGCTTTCTGTTTTATGTCAAAATTGCCATGAAAACTTACATTCAAAGATTGATGTATTAAAGCTAATTTCATCATTTTTACCTATTGATGGTCCTTTTGATAGGGACACAATGGCAATTGTTATTAGTGGTTTTTGGGGTGTAGATTACAAAACAATGCTCGAATTATTTAAATTTGATGATATGGGCTGGATAAGAAATATATATGAATCTGGAACTTTAGCGGCGGAAAAAGCATATGCCAAATAGACTGCTAAAAGAAGGAATTGTTGATTCATCAGCCTTGGATGCATTAAGCCCAGAAGAAGAAGTATTTTTCTATAGATTGCTGGTGGTTTCAGATGATTTTGGCAGGATGGATGCTAGATTGCCAATCTTAAAATCTAAATGCTTTCCATTGAAAGATTTGCCAAAAATGCTCGAAAAGATCGAAGGCTGGTTGCAGTCATTGGTCAGACAAAAGCTAATTATTCGCTATCAAATTGAAGATAAACCATATTTACAAATATCCAAATGGGAACAAAGGATTAGGTCAAAAGGAAAATATCCATCGCCAGATGGCGCACAATTGATTGATAATAGCCAGACAAATGACAGCAATTTGCAGTCAAATGTCGGCTTGGGTTTGGGTTTGGGTAAGGGTAAGGGAATGGGTATGGGTGTTCAATCGCCTAATGGCTTTGAACAGTTTTGGATTGCCTATGATAAAAAAACAGGAAAGCAAAATGCTATTAAGGAATGGAAAAAAGTAAATCCAGACGATTCATTGATTAAAAAGATTGTAGAAAAAGCTGGCATAGTAGCAAAAACAGTAGATGTTCAATTTAGAAAAGATCCAGAAAGATGGATAAAAGGGCATCATTGGGATGATGAAATAGTAATAAAAACCCAAGACAAACCTACTCAGCGATGGGATGCAACTTTAGAAGGTGTAATGTCTAAAGGCAGAGAATTGGGCATATTGCCAAAACCGGGCGAAACTGAAGGGCAATATCGAGAAAGGGTTAGGCAAGGATGAATACTGGCAATCACTCCTACACAGAAAGAATACAAGGTACTAATGCTGGTGAAGAACTATTTGAAGCATATTGTGAATCTAAGGGTTTTCACTTAACAAGATTAGGGTTTGATGAGCATAAAGCCAATATTCCTAATTTCTTCAGATTAAATCAATACATTAGAAATATTCCTGATTATGTAATCAATACAGATAATGGAACTTTTGTAGTCAATGTCAAAGGGACAGATAACTTTAAGCAATCAGAATATAAATTGTTACCTGAATTTGGCGAATGGTTTAGTAGTAAAAAAGCCCCATTGATTTATGCATTTTGCTTTAGGGGTAGCGAAAGACCCATATTGGTTTATCCAGAAAAAATTATTAGATTGTATGAAGAAGCTAAAATTGACCAATCTTGGAGTGATGGAGTAATCTATAGATGTCTGAATTTAAGAAGTCAGAAGCGTGGCGATCAGAATGTGAAGCAAGAGAACTACTCAGATGGTCTTTAAAGGATAGAAGGAAGCAAATAGCTTTAGTCTGGGAAAAGCGTGGTGGTGAATCAGCAATCAAACTACAGGATGAAATAACAAGATTATGGAAAATACAGAAGAATCAGCAAACAAAGCAAGACGATTTATTTATGACAAATCAGTAGATTTTGCCCAATCGAAGGCTAACCGGGTCTATATCGAGAATTTCCTTAGATCAAAAAAATCCATGCTTATGGCTGAATCAGAAGCTACAACTATGGCTGGTAAAGAAGTAGATGCCTATAAGCATCCAGACTATATAGCATTGCTATATGGGTTAAAAGAAGCTGTTTTACTAGAAGAAGAATTAAAATGGAAGTTGTTATCAGCACAATTGGCTATTGAAATCTATAGGACAGAAAGTGCAAATAATCGTGCTATTGATAAAGCTATTTGAATGGGTGATATACCTTACTATTTTGGTATCCTTATTTTCGCTATCGTTTTCTTTTCTATATGGATTAATCTTAAATGAGTTCTTGGCTGATAATTGTTACTGGTTTAATCTACTTTTACATTTCTGTTGACATGGCAATCAAAGGTGATGTGGGTCTGGCTTGTATGTATGCTGGATATTGTTTTGCCAATTATGGAGCTTATCTTTTAGCAACCAAATAATGTACAGAAATGCAAAACTGCTTAAATCAATCAAAGATATTCCCTGTCAGTTATGTGGGGCAGAAGATGGAACTATTGTTGCCGCCCATTCAAATCAGCTTAGGGATGGCAAAGGTAGAGGACTTAAAGCCCATGATTATCGGATTGCGACCTTGTGCTTTAAGTGCCATGAGGAAATCGACCAAGGATCGAAACTCAACAAATCCCAAAGGATTGAGATGTGGGAAGAAGCCCATAGAAAAACCATTGGTGAACTTTTTGAAAGAGGAATACTAAATGTCAAATAAAGTTATCAAAACTTATGCTGATGGCAAAGCAAACTATGTTGTAGGTGGAGATGAAATCAATGAGATTATTGAACATCTAAATGATTTATTTGTAGGAAAACCCATGACTAGAACAGAAATGGATTTGTTGCAACATATTGTGAATCATATCTGCAATATGGCTAATGAGAACCAACTGCTTAGAATCTACAACCAAGAGCAAGTAAAACCTTATTCAAGCAATCATTAAATGTGTAATTAAATACACAAATATCGTACAATAATTACCTATGTTTGCATGATTTTTTCTTGAAATTTCATGCACTTACAAGCGTTTTTAAAATAGGTCAGATTACAATAACAAAGTAAAGTTTCAAACAAAAACAAAGTAAACCCTGTAATATGGAAATACAATCTAAATACTGTAAGAAAAAGTTTCCCTATCAGGCAATTTTGATTAAAAAGTAAGCAAAAATGGAAAAATCTTCCTGATCGGGGCATTTTGTAAGGTTTAGTAAATGATTCATTAATAAGGCTTTATTCTATTTAAGGATTCTTTAATAAGTCATAGTAATGCAATTGCATTGTCAACAACTTTACAATCAACCACCAAAAACTATACAAAATGTCAACAAATCTGCTGATATACATACTTTTTGTCAATAATTATGCATATAGGTATCAATATGTATATGAAATAAATACCTATAGGTACTAGACAATAAATTAACTGTCTAGTAATTACAACTCTAGTGGATCAAACCCGCAAGACACACCAATTTGATGAGCTTTTCTCCTAAATGATGCATCATGCTTTAACCATGCATCAGAAACAGTACCAGACCTAGAAGCATGGATCATTTCGTGAGCTATAGTTTTAATTACTGTCTCCAAAAACCCACATCTAGATGCAGAAATGGTAATCGTATGCTCATGCTCATCCCCTTCATCGTAACAATAAGTACCCATTGTTTCAGGGTCATAGTCAACTATGAATTTAACTTCTTCTGGCAATGGAAGTTTCCATTTTGAAAATGGCTCGCAACAATACAGCATTGCATAGATATTTCTAAGAATGGTTGGTGTTAACTTCATTTCCAGCTAATCCATTCTTTAGATTTAGACTGTCTCTTTCTATCTACATAAACTGGCATAGAAAAAGTTAAACCATGTTCAGGATGGGTAAGCCATAATGCTTGCCTAGGCGGTTCAAAGCCAAAGTTGTTGCTATATGCATATTCATCGTAACCTTTCAAGCTACCATTAACAATCAGTCTCTCCAATTGGATAAGTTGATGCCAATGCCCTAATAGCATAGTGTCGTATTCCATTTCAATTTGTGAGTTTCTAGATCGTTTGCGATGATCGCCACGAATGATCGGTCCGATTGCTCCAATAACACCATCTCCACCCCTAAACTGATCTCCATGAGTTAATAGATATTTATGCCCATAAATGCTGTAATAAGCATCTGATCCATCTGGAATTAAGAATGTGATTCTTGAATCATTTTCAAAATGCTTATCTAAGAACTGATATAACAACCAATCAAAAGATGTGAAGTTTCTGCCTTTATTGCGAATCTTATGGGTATTTCTACCATGATTGCCTGATACACAAGGAATAAAGACATTTCCAAACTCATTGGCTAGTGTTTCAATACACCAAATCAATACTCCAAACAAATCTACAACTGTTGGCATGATCTCCATTGCATTGGTAGCCATTAGTTCTTCATGGATGTCACCAGACACCATATCGCCACCTAAGATAAATACAATCCCCGGATAATCTGAATGGGCAATGTGATTCTTTAGCAAATCAATAGTCTTTTCAACCATTACTTTTGCTCTATCTTGGGCTATTGCCACATTGAAATCATTAACCCCATTAATTTGGTCAGGATCAACAACTTCACCCCAATGCCAATCACTAGCAAACAAACTAGGTACACCAGCAACAGTTTTGCCTTTCTTGGGTTTGACCAACCAATTTGGGATCTTTGGTTTCGCATCTGCCATATTAAGGATAACTTTCTTAATGTACTTTTCATTAAGTTCTTCCCTTTTTTGTGTAGATATTGAAGATTCAAGCTGTCTAATCTTATCTTTAGCTTCTAATAGCTTTTGATATAGATCAGGTTCTTCTGGTTTAACCATCTTGATAGTGGGTTCTAGACCCCTAGCAATCCCATTGTTATACCTAGATGTAAATGTGCTAGGATTAAGATTCAGGGACTTAGCGGCTAATAATTTAGACCCGGTAAGGGCAAATGCATTAATCGCTTCTTGACATAGGACATTGCTTATAGGTTCATTTGCCATAACTGTTCCAGTTGGATTAAGTTCTTGAAATAATACATCTTTTTTATGAAACCATGCTTGAAATTAATAAATACATCCAGAAATTGCTAGTACATAGTTTAAGGGTTTGCTCAATCTGTAAATATAAGCACAAAACTAGCGAAGGGTATTTCTTGATCTATAACAATGGATTAAATGAAAGATTTGTTTGTAAATCTTGTAGTAAAATAGATTGATGCCATATACAAAAACAGATCAAGGTTGGATGTGGGGTAGGCAAGGACCATTCCCAACAAAGCAAAAAGCCATTAATGTGGCTAAAGCCGCCTATGCATCGGGATTTCACGAAGAAAAGCGTCAGAAAGATTTGTGCATTGCTCTTGATTATCACAACACTTATTCAGCCGATCCTAAGTTCTGGGACACCTTCATTTATATGTGCTGGATGCGAAAATTCGAGGTTTATTGCATAACCCACCATACAGGCGAAAAGCAAAATGAAAAACTTATGGACAGTATTGGTAAAGTGTTGGACAAAGACCATATCATTTTTACAATGGGCAAAGCAAAAATGGACTATGTTAAAAGCATAGGATTAGATATTGACATTTGGATTGATAACAATCCAATCCATATTATTCAAGACCCAGACACAGAACAATGACTTGGAATATCAGAGTTGTAAAATATTTAGAAGAAGGTGAGCCAGTTTTAGCATTGGCTGAAGTCTTTTATAACACTCAGGGTAAACCCTGTGGCTTTACTACAGCATCAGCAGTAGATGAATCAATTGACAATTTGCATCAATATGTAGATTGGATGAAAGAAGCATTGGCATATCCAATCATTGAATTTGAATCCCAATTTGATGATATGGACAAATAGTGTTGGTAAATAACAACAAAATACAATAAAAGTGAAATCTGATTACAAAATACAAAAAATAGAAAAATCTGTATGTGCTGAAATTTTATTGAAATATCATTATTTAAAAGATATATCAAAAGGCTTTAAAAGCGGATTTAACTATGGATTATTTAAAGAAAATGATTGTGTAGGTGTAATCATTTTTACCGGCTTTCCTGTTCCAGAGCTATCTAAAGGTATGTTAGGGCTGGAAAGAAGCGATCAAAGCGGTTTATTTGAACTTAGTAGATTGTGTTTAGTTCCAGATATTCAACAAATTGAACATAATTTGGCATCTTGGTTTGTATCTAAAGCAATCAAAATGCTAAGAAAAGATACAAATGTTAGAGTAATTTTGTCTTATGCAGATTCAGAATACCATCAAGGGACTATTTATAAGGCTTGTAATTTTGATTATTATGGGTTGTCTGCATTAAAAAAAGATTTTTGGATTAAAAAAGCCGATGGCAGTTTTATTAAACATAGCCGAGGTAGTGTTAAAGGAATTGATGGCGAATGGCGCAATAGAACCCAAAAGCATCGATTTGCTATTGTTTATGACAAATCATTAAAAGTGTTGTGGAATAAGTGCAATGCCTAGCCTACCAACTTATACAAAGTGCGCCAGCCTAGGTTGCAAGAATACAAAGAGCAAACTCAACAGCTATTGCACAGAGCATGGCGGCAAAGAATGGATAGATACAGAAGATAGAAAGCAATTCAATTCTATGTATCAGTCTGCATTTTGGCGGCAAAAGCGACAAACCCAGCTTTCAATCCAACCGCTGTGCCAAGCCTGTTTGTCTGAGGGTCGCATAGGTAGTGCCATTCATGTCGATCATGTATTCGCATGGAAGGTACTGGGCAAACAAGCCTTTATTAACAACTTGTTTCAGTCGCTATGCCCAGAACATCACAGCCATAAAACAGCACTCGAACAGCAGGGCATATACAGGCACTACAGCGATCCAATCAAAGACTATGGGGTGGCAGACTATGGATATATCGTTGGCTTGGCTGAAGCCGATTCTGACCCCTTGCCAGCCTTCTAGAAAGCTATCGGTTAGAAACTTAAACTTTTTTGGACAGCTATTGAAGCAGGGCGACTTACAATCTTCCAAAAAAGGGGTTGCCAAGAGGGGGGTGTTGCTTATAAACTACAACCATGAACAAACTCCCAGTCGAACTTCATTTGGTGCATGGAACTAAACCAGAGCATAGCGCCATGCCTTTACCTGAATCGGTAAAAAAGAGAATACCTGAAGCGGAGTGGATGAGCAATCCAAGCTGTTGGAATAAAGCGACATTTGTTCAAGAAACTTCCGACTATCTTTATGATGTTTATGGCATTGGCTCAAATCAAGATAAACATACTTTGGCTATGTTGGCAGATCAGATCGACCTATATGTTTCATGTAACATCCAATTGGCTGGAAGTGATTTAGTTATATCCACAAATGATGGAAAGACCCTTGCGCCTAATCCGATCATATCTATTCGGAACAACTCTTTGAAGTTGGTAATTCAGTTAATGAATGAATTAGGGTTAACCCCTAGAGGTAGATTGAATAAGACAGAATCCAATACCGATGATAACTCAGCGGTATCCAAATTCCTAAGAGGTCCAAAAGGATAAGATGAATTACCTAGATGGCATCCAGTATGCTAATCAGGTAGCCAAAGGTGAGATTGAAGTTTGTAGAAATGTTCGGCTTGCCTGTCAGCGATTCCTGAATCAGTATGAAAATAAAGAATGGGAATGGGAATTTGACCCAGATTATCCTAACCATGTCTTAGGATTTGCATCCCTACTAAAGCATACCAAAGGACATCAAGCCGGGCAGAATGTAGTTCTAGAGCCATTTCAAATTTTGTTCATTTGTGCCATTTATGGATTTAGGTCAAAAAAAGATCATTTCAAAAGAATGGTTACAGATGTCATTTTGTACATTCCCCGGAAAGCTGGTAAATCCACACTAACCGCTATTCTTGCTCTTTATGAATTGGCTTGTGGCGAAGCTGGTGCAGAAGTCTTTACCCTAGCAACCAACAGGGAACAAGCATCTATTGTGTTTGATGCCGCCAAAGGGTTTATTGAAAATGGACCTAAAGAGATTGCCAGCCTATTTACTGTTAGCAAATATCAGATTGGCAAGCATGGCGATAGTCAAACTATGTTCAAGGCACTTAGCCGGGATACCAAAAAGACTGGGGATGGTAAAAATCCATCTTGCGTTATTGTGGATGAAGCCGCCCAAATCATAGATCGCAATGCAATTGAAGTTCTGCACTCTGGTATGGTTGCCCGGCAAAACCCATTGCGGATATATATTACTACTGCCAGCTTTACCAAAGATACCAAGTTTTATGAAGATATGTCCATGATGGAATCCATACTAAATGGGGAAGCTAGTGATAACCCTAGGTGGTTTGGTTTGCTTTATGCGCTTGATCCACAAGATGATTGGCGCAATCCTAAGACTTGGGCAAAAGCCAATCCGATGCATGGCATTAGTATTTTTGATGATGCTATTGCACAAAGGGCAGAAGAAGCCAAAAACAAGCCAGCCGCACTCAATGAATTTCTTTGCAAAACCCTTAATATCTATGTCAGCGCCCAAACTGCTTGGGTAGATAGAAACCATTGGGATGATCCAAAATGTAAAATATCAGAAACAAATCAAGAGCCAGAAGCGGTATTTATTGGATTCGACTTAGCCGCCACAAGGGACTTAAATGCAGTTTGTACCCTAAAGCGGTATGGCGAATTAGACTATGAAGCAAGCTGGAAATTCTTTTTGCCTGAAGCTGGTTATGAGTTAATCCCCAAGCATTATCAGGATATATTCCGAGTTGCAATAGATTCTGGCATCCTTAGATTAACCGAAGGCAATGTCATGGATGATCGAGAAATATCGGATTATATTAAACAGGAATGTGAAAAATATAATGTCAAAGAGGTTGGTTATGATGCTTATAATGCCGCATCCTTAGTAGCCAGATTATATGATGCCGGGATACCAGTCAAAAAGGTTGGACAGGGCATGGCAGTATTATCTAACCCATCCAAGTATGTAGAAAAACTGATAATGAATCAGCAAATTAAGCATGATGGCAATCCATTTGTAGGATGGCAACTGGGCAACTGTGAAGTATATGAAGATGTGAATGGGAATATTAAAGTTCGCAAGAATGAAGCAGATAAATCAGCCAAAGTTGATGGTATTATTGCTATGATTATTGCGGCGCATTGCAGTTTGGATAACCCTTTTGTTTCTGATTCCTATGGATTTAGAACTTTCTGATATAAAATATAAGAAAATCGGAAGAAATCGAGGATTAATATGGGTGTTTTAGACATTTTTAGCAAGAAAAAAACAGTCTTAGCAGAGAATAATACTCTGTTTGGGCAGACCCAATTAGGCAACCAAATTGTTCGCCAAGCCCAAGATGGTAAGGGTGGCGCTAATTTCCAACTTCTTTATGTAACTACATCATCCACCACCAGCGCCGGGCGCATTGTGGATATGTCGGTTCTTACAAGAAATTCGACAATTATGTCCTGTGTTGGAGTAATTGCTAGAGCATTAGCCCAATGTTCCATATCTGTTGCATCTAAAACAGAAGATGGCATATTTGTTGATGCGATCAAAGATTCTGATGTAGGTAGCCGGGATAAAATAAAAGCCAAACAAATTGTGGCGCTTTTACAACAACCAAACAATTTCCAGAGCCAATATGAGTTCTGGTATCAATGGTGTATGTGGTATTTGCTATCTGGTGAAACCTTTACTTTGCTTTATCGCAAAGACCAGACAGATGCCAATCAAACTCCAATTGAACTTTATAACCTAGATTCAACTCTGATTACAACTCAGATGAATCCAGCCAGATACCCAACTTATCGGTTATCGACCCCTTCTTATGGATTTAATCGGGATGAGCCATTAGCCGCCCATCAAGTAATTCATGTTTCTGAAGCCGCATGGCAAGGTTCTGCTGGTTTTAACAAAGGTATTCTAGCGACTGAATTGGTAGCCTTAGATCAGGATATTGATCTATATGCAAACTTTGTTATGCAAAATGGCGCAAAGCCATCTGGCATCTTTAGCACTACATCTGTGATTCCTGATGCTAAATACAAAGAAGTAGCTGGAAGAATTAAAGAAGCATGGTCAAGCATGACAGGAAGCAAGCCTACAGACCTATCTAAGCCGGGTCAAGGTATGCTTTTAGACCAAGGCATGACATACAATCCAGTTCAAATGCTTACTTTGCAAGATGCAGATGCCGCCAAGCTAAAAGATCAAACAACCAAGCGCATTTGTGCATTGTTCGGTGTTCCACCCCAAATGCTTGGCTTAGAAACAGGCAAATTCAATAATACTCAAACTTTATTGGATGAATTCTACAAAACCACTATGTATCCAATGATCATTGCTATTGAGCAAAAATTCAAAATGGGTTTATTAAAGGGTTATCCAAACCTTTGTATTCGATTTGATACAAAAGATTTTCTAAAAGGGGCGGCATTAGATCAAATGAATTTTGTTACCGCTGGTATTGCTGGTGGATTAATGACCCCTAATGAAGCTAGAGAATATATGAATATGGCTAATATTGAAGGCGGCGATGAATTATTATCAGCACAACCAAAAGATATTAGTTCTACTAATGTTCCAATAGGATCAAAGACAGCAAAGATTACCCAACTTCCCGGCAGTAGTCCGCAAGATACTGGTGGTGGGGGCGGCAATCAAACTAAGAAAATGAACATAGGAAAATAAAACATGGAAAATATTAATAAGATTCTTCAGATTTTTGGTTATCAATTGCATAAAAATAATGTTAAACTACCAGTAAAATCTGTAAAATCCCCTAAAATACAAGATAATAATCAATCTATTAAGAATGGGATTATCAATGAATCAGAACCTAAGCCTACTTTGCGAAGCAAAACTAAGCCTAAACCAATCCTCAAAAGACAAGCTACCAAGCGGCAAGATTGAAGCTAGGGTAACTTCTTGGGGCGCTAGAGAAGGCGCTGATGGTCGCCGATTTAATTATCAGCCTGAAGGATTCCAAAATTGGGCTAATGAGTTTGCCACAACTGGCAATCCATTGCCAATGTTCTTAAACCATAATGATATGGGTATGCCTGTAGGTCAATGGACAGAGTTTAACTTTGACAAAAAAGGTATGACTGCATCTGGTGAACTATTTATGAATACTACCGCTGGTTCTGATCTTTATGAAGTTCTAAAAAATTCCCCAAATCTATTTGGCGGTGTTTCTGTTGGCGCTTATGCCGATGAAGCCTGTATGGTAGATGAAGATGGCAATCCAGTAGCAGAAGATGATAATATGGAAGATGAAGCCTATTTTCAAATTACTAAAGGCGGTTTGCGTGAAGTTAGCGTTGTAATGTATCCAAATAATCCAGCCGCAGAAATTCAAAAGCTGGAATACTTTACAGCCGAAGGCGCACCAAATCCCCGCAATATCGAAAAAGCCTTGCGAGATGCAGGACTTTCCCGAAAAGATGCGACCACCGCATCTTCAACCCTGAAAAAATTGCTTGAACAGCGAGATGCTAAACAAGTGGAAATTCAGGTAGCCCCAGTTCAGAGTGAGCCTGAAGCGGTGGTCGAAGAAGCTGATGATATTCTTGAAGCATTAGAAAAAAGAGAACTTCTGAAGCAATTATCTAATCGTATTAAATAAGGAATAAATCATGTCCGATAAAATTATCGAAAAACTTGATTTGATCGAAGCATCTAATGTTGCTAAGATTGAAGAAGTTAAAGCAGAAGCAGTAGCCGCAGTAGAAGCTGTTAAAGCAGAAATGACTGAACAAGTAGTAGCATTGGAAGCTAAAATTTCCGCTATTCAAGTTCCAGAAATCATCCGCACACCAGCTAAAACTGTTAAGCAAGATGTAAACCGCAAGGTTAAAGAGCAACTTGCCAAGATGGTTAAAAAAGGTTCAATGGGCAACAAAGAATTTGAAATGTTTGCTGATGAATCAGAATATCAAGCATATTTGAAGGAAGATGGATCACAAATTGGTAATCCTGCTGGTTATGGTGGTGGTTACAATGTCGGTGGTCGTACAGCCTACGATCCTGTATTCCACAAAATGCGTTTGATGAATCCTTTGCGTGGTGTTTCACGCAATGTAACGACAGATGGTTCTGTGTATCAGTTCCGTGCTAAAACAGGTAATGCTGGTGCTCAATGGGGTTATGCAATCCAAAACAACGGTGCTCCAACTACTGAAAACACAAATATCTGGCAAGTAGTTTTGCAAGATATTAATGTCCAGTTCCCAATCCGTACAGCGGCTCTAGATGATATCGATGGTTTGGAATCAAATGTTGTAGATGATATGTTGCTAGAATTTAGTCAGCAAGAAGGTATTGCTATGATTCAAAACAATGATCAAGTATCTCCAACTGGTAATCCTACTGGCGGTTCTAATGGTATTCGTGGTTTGAACCAATATGCTGGTGCTAACTCTGTTTACACTGGTGGCTCTACTTCTACTGCCGCTTTCGGTACTTCAGGAACAGCATCTACAGATGGATTGGCTTCGATTGGTACTTATGACCAATTAACTTCAAACACAAATACAGTTAATGGTAACAACATCACTTTTGATGATGTAATCACATTCTTGCATAGCTTGCCACAAGAATACTGGACTCCAGATGCTAAAATTATCGTTAATCCATTCATGCTTGCACAGATTCGTGGCTTAAAAGATACAAACGGCACTCCAATTTTTGATCGTATGACACCATTGATTACTGATGGTATTGTTGGTCAAATTGCTGGTTTTGATGTTGTTGTTAATAAGTATCTTGATACTCCTTATCAATCAACTACTGGTGACGCTGGAACAACTAGCTTGTACCCAATGTTCTTCGGTCAATGGTCACGCTTCCACACAATCGTGGATCGCTTGAATATGGTTCTGCGCCGTTATGATCAGACATTGCCCGGCTTTATCACCTTCTTTGGTGAGAAGCGTTTGGCAACTTCTGTTGTTGATCCGTTTAGCGCAATCCGCTATCGTTCTACTGGTACAGCAACCTAATAAAGTTGGGGCGGTCAAAAGCCGCCCCGCTTTTACTTTTTAATACTTGGAAATAAAATGGCTAATCTAATTCTTGAAGCAGTCCAAAAAGCCCTTAAAAAAGGCGAAGCGGAAGTAAATTTAAAGGAAGCATCTGCGCTTACTGGCTCTGGTTCTGGGGTTGGTGGTCGCACAATCTATGATGATGCTTTTGCATCTTTGCGCCAGAATAATCCAATTCGCAATGCTGGTGCTAGAGTAATTCAAACTATTGGCTCAGATGAAGCCTTTGTAGTTAAAACTGGTAACATTACCAATGTCCAACAAGGTTCTACATTTAATCCTTGGGGATACCCAATTAACAATAACAATGCCAATTCTACAACTGGTATTGCTACAACTTACTGGCAATTGCCAGTTCGATCCATTAATGCTGTAGTTCCAGTTAGAACAGCAGTTATGAGTGATATTAATGGAATCAATGAATCTATTGTTGGCGACATCATGCTAGAGTTTGCACAGCAAGAAGCATTGTCAATGATGCTCAATAATGATCAATCAGGTTCAACTTCTTACAACTATGGTGCTACACAAGGTTTGCGTGGCTTAAATAGTTATCCTAGTTCTACATCTGCCGCCGCTTTTGGCTCTAATGGTCCAGCAATGACCAATGGTCGCCATACAGTTTTAGCTGTAACCCAAGCCGCCGCTGGTGCAATTAGCTACAATGATTTAGCCAATTTAACTGGTGCTTTGCCAGCACAATATTGGACAGACCCATCAACCGCTTGGATGATGCACCCAACAACCATTAAATTGTTGAGAGAATTAGTAACAACTACTTCTGGCATCCCTTATTTCTTAGAAGTAGGCGATGAAGATGGCGGCGCTGTTGTTTATATGTTTGGTTTCCCTGTAATCGCTAACCCATATATGCAACTGGCTGGTGCTGGCAATTATCCAGTTTACTTAGCCGCATGGGATCGATTTGTAACTATTGCTGATAATGAACTAATGAGCATCAAGGCATTTGAACAAACCCAACCCGGATTCACAACTCTGTTCTGTGAAAAGCGGGTAGTTTCTACCATTCGAGATGTATTTGCTGGTGTTCGATTGACCCACAGTTAAGGTAAGCCATGCCATTAGATAGTTTAACTAATGGTCCTTTTTTAGGGACTACTAGGAATCCTTACAGCTATGAAAAGATAGAGCAAATCAGCCGGGACATTCAAACTGGCTGGCTTACTCTTGATCAGATTACCCAACAGCTAAATCTATTCCAAGATGAAAGCCAAGATAGCTATCTATCAGGACTTGAATTAGCGACCCGCATGGCGATTGAGGACTATCTTGGTATGTCCATATTCCCCATCACTTATAAAGTGTACTATGGCACTTTTAATGGCATGACAGGCACACAAATGTGTTTAGATTTGCCAGAGGTTAGCCAAGGAAGCCAAAATCGTGCTGGAGTGGTAATTAAGGAAGTAGCTTATTATTCTGGGGCTACACCCCCGGTATATACCATTATTAGTCCAACAAGCTATTATTATGATCCAACTGGCAATAAAGTTATTGTTACTGGAATTCCTGATTCTGCCAGTCAGATAATGACAAATCCAATTGTTTGTATTTATCAAACTAATGCAAATCCTTTGGCACAATACCCAGTAATTCAACAAGCTGGATTATTGCTTTTAACTCATTTATATAACAACCGCAGTAATACCTTTAATGGCAAATTGGATGAAATTCCTTTTGGAGTGGCTCAGTTGCTTAGACCCTACAAGCCTTTGGTGATGTAATGGCTATTGCTCGGTATGAAAATATTACTGTAAACAATGTAACCAATTCTGTAGATGATTTGGGGCAATACACTACTACTATTACAAAATGGTTCGATACTAGGGCTAGAGTGCAAGATGTCCACAATAACCTACAAATAAACAAAGAAACCCGAATTTATACTGATTTAGTAAAACTTGTCTTGAATTACACCCCAAATACAAGGCACATGGTGGACAATCAACCGCTTTATTCAATCACTTGGCGCAACCAAGATTGGCGAATTACTGATTGTTTTGAATCGAATGATCGCATGAATGTTACATTCCTGTGCTATAGAAATGATCCGACTGCCCCAGTATGACACAACAAAATCCAGCCATTTATGCTAAAGCTATCCAATATCAATTGGCTAGTATTGTTAATCCTGTGCCTGTTTATGCTAATTTCAACCGCAACTTTGCTAATGAGCCAAAATTCATTACTTGGCAGTTAAGAAATGTCCACCAGCCAGTATATACCGGAGTAAATCAAAACAATAAAGGTATTGATCGCCCAGTATTTCAAATGAGCATATATTCTCAGAATATGCAAGATGCTTTTAATATTGCCAATTCTATAATACAATCATTACATGGATATAATGGGCAATTTGGTGGTGTAAGCGGTTTTTATATTGCCAAAGCCGATGTGATTATGCTTTACAATACATACGATAATACTGTAGGTTTGCAACAGATAACAATGGATTGCACCTTAGATATTCCAACATAAGAATTTATTAATTATTTTTTAAGGAATTAAAATGGCTCTCCCAAATCAAGTTTTACCCGGATTCTCGGCATCGCTATGGTGTCAGACTGGTGCTACTCCTACAGCATTAACTCTTTCCCAATTGTCCACTTGGACAGCCGAAGTTGAAGATATTGTTGGCACAGCCGCTAATGGTGTAGGCACTTCTGGTGAACAGTTAAATGTTGAAGCCATCCCTGCTTTTGGTCAAGATGATGCCGCCGCTTCCTTCATGGTTGCTGGTAGCCGTCAATCAGATCAAATTCCTACACAAAGCAAGCCAACTTCAATGACCATTGTTGCTCCTTGGAATCCAAGCGATGCAGGATTGTTGTTAATGAGAGCCGATGCTTATAGCGGCATTATTGATCGTACTTTTGTAGTAGCCGCTGTATCTGGCTCTAATACTGTTGCTTATGCTTTTAATGGTCGTGTAAGCGAATTTAAAGTAGATGCCGCACCGGGCAAAGAAGCAACTGCGACTTTCACAGTTCATCCTCGAGGCAATCAGTATGGCTGGTCTAACAATACCTAATGATTACTGTTAAGTTTGCCAATGGCAAAATCTATGAAGCAGGGCATATTGATGAAGCTATCAAATTATGCCTTGCCGATGGACATGATCCATTTAAGCCTGTTGTAATTCCAGAACAGCCAAAACAGAAAAAGATTAAACAAGTAGAAGAAGATGAATATAGAGAACAGTTCTGATCTTTTAAGTTATTTATTAAGCCAAGCTAATTCTGGTGTTAAAAATTGGTTTGGTTTTGCCCAACAGCGCATCACAGGCATTTATTTGGCGCATGAAATCGCTAAGTATCATGCCGATAAATTTACTCCTGATGAAATCGCTGATTATGTAATTAAGTTAAATAATTCCATATATCAAAAATTAATCAAGGGTGATGGAAATGGCTGAATCATCGGTTAAATTCAAGCTAGAAGGCATGGAAGAATTGCTTGAAGTGTTTAACCAGATCAGAGATGACTTTGGCGAAAAAGATGCCAATAAGATTTTAAAATCAGCGGTTCATGCATCCATGCAACCAGTTCTAATGACAGCTAAAGCATTAGCCCCTGTAGATACAGGCGCATTAGCGGCATCCCTTAGAATTGAATCTCGCAGACCTACAGCAAAGGATAAGCGATCTAGATATATCAAAACAACTGATACCATTATTGGTACAGTTACTACTGCTCCCGGTAATGTCTTAAAAAATAGATCATTTCACAATCTTCATGCCCCTGCTGGGCAAAGAATTAAACAAATTGGTATTCCTAGCGATGCTAGAGCCAATGTGCAAGAATTTGGGTCATATAAAATGGCGGCACATCCTTTTATGCGCCCTGCATTAGAATCACAAAGTATGAATGTGGCACAAAGTTTAGGTAGGACTTTAGGAACTGCTTTAGAAAAATATAAAGCAAAACAATATAGAAAAGGTAATTTATGAACCAGTTTGCAAATGCTTTAGGTAAATCATTTAACAAAGATTCTTTAAGAATCCGATCATTTGAAATGGGTGGGCATACTTTTAAAGTAAAAGTCCCATTAACCGCTGAATATGAAAATATGCTTGAAGCGGTAAAAATCGTTGATGATAATAAAGTTAATAAATATTATGATGAATTATCTAAAGAATTTATTAATAATAAATCTGAATTTGAAAAGCAAGAAGAAGTAGTATTTACAGATAATGATATATTATTAAAAGGCACTTCATTAAAAGAAACTGCCAAAAATAAAGCTATTCTTGAAAATCGTATTTTGTCGTTAATTAAGTTAATAGTGCCAGAAGAAGAAGGTTTTGATATGTCCACTATTACCTATAATATGGTGGAAGAATTATTCCCATTTTCTATTCAAATACAATTAATTGAAGAAATTAGCCTTGTCATTTCCCCATCTTACAAAACAGTTAAGGGAAAGTCCTAGGGTCAGTTCGTAGGCAAGTTAAAGCATATTTGACTGCTCATGGTACTGATCCAAATGAAGTAACCGAAGAAACTTTTAATGACATCTGCATTATGTATTCAGATGGATTAATTGGAAATAATAGGATTTTAGAAACCCTAGGCAATTTAACTGCTGGGGTTTATAATTATATGCGAAGTGCTAATGCACCCCCATATAAGCTACAAGACATTATTCCTACAGTTTACGATTATTTATATCCCCCATTGTCGGAGCAAGAAAAGAAAGATGCGGCAAGTAAACAATTAATAGCCTTTGCATTAATGCATCCGGGCGCACCAAAAGAGTTATTGGAAAGATATAAATGAGTAATAATATCGCTAGATTGGGTGTAGTAATGGGGCTGGATACTGCCGAGTTCACTACTGGACTTCAGGCGGTTGAAAAGAAATTAGACGGCTTAAAAGAAAAATTAGCAGAACTTGTTGGTGTTGCCGCTTTTGTTGAAATGACAAAAAGGGCAATGGAATATGCTGATACCATTACAACTACAGCCAAAGCCAATGATGTTACTACTGCATCTGTTTTAGAGTTATCTAAAGCCTTAGAAGAAAATGGTGGCAATGCTGAAGAAACTGGACGCATATATTCTGGATTTAATCAAAAAGTAGAAACTGCCGCATTAGGTAGTGCCAAAGCTCAAGAATCATTTGCCAGACTTGGGGTGTCATTAAAAGACATTCAAACTCTATCTTCCCAAGATTTATTTGCAAAAACTATTACTGGTTTATCAAAAATTGAAGATTCAGTAACTAGAAATGGTATTGCTTTTCAAGTTCTTGGCAAAGGTATTAGAGGTGTTGATATTGTTGGTCTTGCTCAAACTTTAGAAGAAACTAAAGGATCATTTGATAGATATGCCGAAGCTGTTAATATGGCGCATGAACTTCACTTAAAAATTGAAGCATCCGGCAGGAAAGTTTCTTTGATGTTTACAGAAGCAGTAATTCCAACTCTTTTAGTTGTTTACAATGAAATGACTAAAGCTGGTAGTGCATTAGATTATATTGCTTCTGGATTGAAGTATCTTATTGTTGGATTTGCTATTTGGGGAGAAGCCGCTGTAACTGCTGTAAAGTATGTAATTGATGTAATCAAAATGTTAGCTTATACAGTTAATGATCTTTTGACATTAAGCATAGATAAAGCAATTGAGCATTTTAAAGGTGGTTTAACTGAAATTAAAAAAGATGGTGCTGATTATATTGAGTTTTTGCAAAAGCTAAAAAAAGCCAATACTGAATCATCTGGTGGTGATAGTGCTGGTGGTCAAGCAAATAGAGATGTTATTAATGCTAATGCGAAAAAATTAGGATTAGCGCAAAATTTAACTGCTGAATACAAAAGACAAGCAGATTTGCAAATACAAATGGCTATACAAGCCAGAGAATTATTAAACCTAACCAAAGATGAAGCATTGGTTCAAGCAGAAGTAAACAAAGTAATTGATGCAAATCAAAAAGCTAGAGATGCTATTGATAAACAAATTGCCGCCGCTAAAGGAACACAAGGCGGTGCGGCATTAATAGCAGAATATGAAAAACAAAAAGCCGCTATTTTAAGTTTAAGAGATACTTATATTGAAAGTGCTAAAGAGCAAGTTCAAGCTACTATTGATTTTCAAAGGACTTTTAGTTTTGGTTGGAATAAAGCCTTCAATCAATTTAAAGAAGATGCTTATAATAATGCCAAAATAGCTGAAGATGCTTTTTCATCAGTAATTGGTTCTATGAATAGTGCTATTGATTCTTTTGTAACAAAAGGAAAATTAGATTTTGCTAGTTTAGCAGTAAGCATTTTGCAAGATTTAGAAAAAATTATTCTTAAAGCAATGGTAATGAGGGCTTTAACTGGGATGGGAAGCTCTTTCGGTAATGGAGATGGATTATTTACTGGTGGAGCATCTACTCCCGGCGGTGCTTATGGTCCATCTTATCAAGCCTTTGCTGGTGGTGGCGATCCCCCAATTGGAGTTCCATCATTGGTTGGAGAAAATGGACCAGAATTATTTATTCCTAAAAATTCTGGAACTGTAATCCCAAATAATCAATTAGGCGGTGCATTAGGTAGCACAACCAATGTAACTAATTACAATATTCAAGCTATTGATACCAAGTCTTTTGAAGATAGACTTTATGGAAGTTCTGGTGCAGTTTGGGCGGCTAACCAATATGCACAAAAGAATATCAATACAGTTAGGAGTAGGACATAATGGCTGGATTCCAAGATATATTTGAGATTCAACAAAAGATGACTGTGAATAACAGAAGATTGATTGCTCAACAAGTTAGTAGATCAGGTCAGCTAAGAATAGCTCAATATTTAACTTCTGTGCCTTGGGTATTTTCTGTAACTCCGCACAACTATTTATATTATCCAACTGCTAGAGCCATTATTCAGCAAATTGATAATTTGGATCGTCAATTGCCACAAACCATTACATTTAATTCTCCAAATTTAAGTTGGTTTACCGCTATGCAAGGCACAGCAACCGCCGCTACATTGGCTTCCACACCTTTGCCAAATTCTCAAGTTCTTACTTTAAGTTCTAATGGAACTTTTAAAGCTGGAGATTTTATAGAGATTGGCGGATATGTTTATAAAGTAACCGCAGATTCTTCTGGTACAACAGTTTATATTAATAGACCTATTATTGGTTCTCCTTCTGCTGGTGCTACAGTTACTATGGGAAATGCAGTTTCATTTAATTTAATAGCAGAACAATGCCCAACATATACTTTAACACCAATGACGAATGGTGCATTTGTAGAATGGTCTGGTCCATTTGTATTTAGAGAAGATATAACAAACTAAGGAAATATTATGTCCACAACAATGGCGGCATTAAATTCCTCATCAATTCGATATGCGGAATTTGTGCAATTAGTAACACCTACATATACAGATAATTTAACTAATGCGGCATCTAATGTAACTGTTAATGGCATTACTTTTGATGGTATGGGTAGTTATTTAGGTGTTACCACCATTCAACAAGATATGAAAGCTACTAGCACAGATGTAAAACTTTCTATTTCTGGTCTTGTTCCGGAAAATATTAATATTGTTTTAGGCGCAAATATTAAAGGTAGCCCAATTAAAATTTGGAGAGGATTTTTAGATTCAGATAATCAAATTTTAACTATTGGTGGAGTTCAACAATTCTTTTTAAGATACCAAGGCATTGTCAATAATATTGCCATTAATGAAACTTTTGATAGCAACAAAAGAGAAAGAACAGCTACTTGTATTATTTCAAGCGCATCTATGCGGTTAGTATTAGATTCTAGAGTTGCTGGAATAAAAACCAATCCATCAAGCTGGAGAGCAGTTTATCCTACAGATACCAGTATGGATAGAGTTCCAATTATTGCTTCAACCTATTTTAGCTTTGGTCAAACTCCAACCAGCGGAAGCCAATCAAAAGTGATTGGATCAACACAACAAAATCCTGCACCTATCGTGCATTTTGTTTCATAAGGAAAAGATATGGGTTTTTTAGGAATTGACTTTAGCGGATTTAAAAGTTTACTGCCAGCAGTTTTAACTATTGCTACTGCCATATTAACTGATGGATTAAGTATTGGCTATCAAATGGCGGCAACTTTTGCTGTATCTATTGTGGCATCTAGGATTTTTTCTCCCAATGCAAACAATACTTCTCAATCACTTCAAGAAACTAATGTAAGACAACAAGTTCCCCCTGATCCTACAGCTTCTATTCCTATAATTTATGGAAATGTTTATACAGGCGGAAGATTTGTAGATGCGGCATTAAGAACAGATCAAAGGGTTATGTATTATGTAATGGCTATTTCTTGTATTAGTTCTAATGGTCAATTTAGTTTTGATACAACTAAATTTTATTACCAAGATCAATTGATTACTTTTGATACTAATCCACTTTACCCAAATCGTGTATCAAGTTTGACAGATGGTGCTGGAAATATTGATACATCAATATCAAATAAATTATTTATATCTTTATACACATCAGATCAATCTGGAAATATTACAGCCATAAATACTAATGGTTTAATGCCTTGGGAATATATGGCAGGAGATGATGGCACATCTTTATTAATGGGTGATAGATCAGGTTTACCAACAGATCAACAATGGGCATCCACAGGAAGAAGAATGAATGGCACAGCATTTGCCATTGTTCGTTTAACTTACAATACTGGAGCAATAGGTACAGAAACTTTACAACCAATTACTTTTCATTGTAGCCAAACTTTAAATGGAACTGGTGTAGCAAAGCCCGGCGATGTTTGGTACGACTATATGACTAATTCTATTTATGGTGGAGCAGTTGATTCATCATTTGTAGATTCTTCATCAGCTACAGCATTAAATTCATATTCAGATCAATTAATAAATTATTTTGATCCTGATGGAAACCCACAAACTCAACCAAGATACAGATTTAATGGAATTTTAGATACTGGGCAAACTATATTATCTAATATAGATTTAATGCTAATGTGTTGTGATTCTTGGATGAAATATAACACTAGCAATGGAAAATGGTCTATTGTTATTAATCAAGCAATATCCCCATCATATAGTTTTAATGATTCCAATATTATGGGAGCAATTACTGTTGGTGCTTTAGACATTACACAAGCAATCAATCAAATTGAATCTCAATATAATGATAAAACTAATAGAGATCAAGCTGGATATGTTTTATTAAAAACTCCAAGTGGTTTGCTTTATCCAAATGAACCAGTTAATAAATCATCTATTAAATATGATTTAGTTAATGATAATGTTCAAGCACAATATTTGGCAAATCGCATTTTAGAACAAGCTAGATTAGATTTAGTTGTTGGTATTACTACTACTTATGATGGTATTCAAGTAGATGCTGGTGATGTAGTAACAATTACTAATGCTGATTATGGTTGGTCAAACAAGCAATTTAGAGTAATGCAAACTAAAGAAACTGCATTGCCAGATGGTAATTTAGGAGCAGAACTTCAGTTGTTGGATTATGATCCCAATGTTTATGCTACTGCTGATATTAATCAATATAGCCCAACACCAAATACTAATGGCATTGCAAATCCTAATTTTTATAGCGCATTAAGCGCACCAAATGTAGTAGATTCATATCCCTATATTTCTGTTCCTTATTTTGATATTAATTGTGCAATTCCAACATCAGGAACTACAACTTCAATTACTTTATTTTATACAACAGTTGCATCACCAACTACAGCCGATTGGCTTACTTGGAATATTGCCACAGCTTCTAATTCAAATCCATTTGTTGCAGGAAGTGTATATACATTTGCTCATATAACATTACCAGCAAATACTTATTATTTTTCATATATTTGTAATAGCTCTGTTGGAAAATCAACACAATCTCCCACTTCTACATCATTTGTATGGGCTCCAGACCCAGCTAATGCCGCTTCTTTTGTATCGACATTAAGCCCAACCACTTTGTCAGTTCCGTATAACGGAACACCAGTATTTACAGGAATTAGTTTTAAGTTATATGGATCGAATGGTCTTGGTCCTGTAGATTATGTCC